AGGTTGTTCTGCTCGTGCTTCTTTACTTGCGCTTGATACCTCTACCTCTATCCTTTTTAGTTCTTTTTCGAAACTCATAATTTCGTTTTGGATAGCTTTGTTTGCTGCATCTGCTGCAAGATTTTGAATTGTTCCTTTAACTGCTTCTGTGTCCGCACCAGCTAACTTTTCTGCTTCCACTTTTGTTTTTTCTGTGTTTGCTTCGATGTTTGCTTTTTGCGCTTCTAACATTGCCGCTTGCATTGCTGTTTGTGTGCCGAGTCCGTATGCAGGGCCTCCCATGCTTTGTGCCTGTGCTGATACTCCGCTTGCTGACCCTCCGTGTGATGTTGTCCCTCCTCCTCCGGATTGCCCGTACATTAATCCCGCGCTTAATCCCGCGGCCTTTAGTTCTCGCATCTGCGCTCCGTAGTTTGTTTGGTTCCACATTTTTAATGCTAAGTCTTGGTTGAATGCCCCTAGTCTTTTCGCTGCCATTTCGTTTTCACCTAGCATTAGTTTGCTGTATTTGTGTCCCCGTTCTGCATTTTTCTTATTATCTGCGTTGCTTGCTGCTCCTTGAGCTGCTGCCGCGATTACTGGTATTAGTGCTGCTGGTATTGGCATTTAGTTTATTGTTTTCGTGCTTTTTTAAAAAGCGTCTTTATATAGTTCATATATATGAACAGACGCGTACCACATTTATTTTTCCTTGGTATCGGCTGTTGGCTTGGGTTCCCCATCGTCTTTCTCTTTCTCTTTTGCTTTTTGCCTTTCTTCCCTTCTTGCTTGGTAACTCGCGCTTACTTTGTCCATTGCATCAATTGCAATTTCCCATCTGTCTGTTCGGATATCCGTTTCCGCTCTGACTCCTTCTGCTCTTTCAGTGTATAGAAGAGGGCTTTGGCCATCTATTGGTTCATTGTTGCTTACTAGTCTTTCAACTTGCTGTTCTATAGTTTCCGCTTCGATACTTTCATCTCCGGGGTTACTTTGAATTACTATTAATTTTGGCTTTTTCATTTGGATTTTTCGATTTTGTTTTAAATACCTTTTATTTTACTTATAGACTCTTATTTATTTCAATGTCCTACCACATTGCTTACCTCTTGATCGTTGTTTATACGTCATTTATGGAGGTCAATATTTTATTTGGCCCCCTTATAGGGTTGCACAAAATATTATTTTGTTGCTTCTTTAACATACCCATTTTTTATTTTGTGGTGTCTATCCCTGTTACTGGCCGTAGACTGCGCCATTTTATAAGTTCGGAATTACCTTTGCACTCATTTTTCTCCTCGCTGTGTTTTGGATTCCTATTTGTACCCAGAAGTTCATTGCATCTAACCTCACGTCTGCAAATATGTGATTAAATTTGCTCGGGTCTATGTACGTGGTTAAATCTTCTATTCTTGTGTTTCCCCCAGATATTATCGGGTTATACCTTCTGTTTAGTACCATAAACATCTGTTGGTTTTCGTCCGCGAAGTTTCCGTATACTTTGTTGACGTTTGTCATGTAATTTATCCATGCCGGTTGTTTTCCTGCACTTCTAAAGGTTTGATTTGTTCCTGATACGTTTAACGTGTCCCACCATGCCATTTGATCGGTTATCAGGTTTTGGAACCCTATTTCGTCTAGTCCCGGTTTGTGCAGGTCGTTCATTGTTTTGAGATTTACGTCCCACGCGTTTCCCTGACTATATTCTATGTTTGGCACCAGCGATACTATTCCCATTATGTACCCAGGTTCGTCTACTTTTACCGTTATTTTCCCTCCTTTAGATATTCCGCCTCTTCTTCCTCTACCTGCCAACGTTCCTAGTGCCTCGCCTTCTGTCGCTGCCGTACTTATTACTTCTTGAAATACTAGGTTACTTAGCATTCCTCCGAGGTATACTGGGCTTTCTATCGACCGTTGTCTTTCGTGTGTGTAGACTGCGTCTAGCCAATCATCATAGCTCCCTCCTGATATTGCTATTCTGTTTAACATTTCGTACACTTTTTTCGATAGGTTCAGTTCGTCAATTGTGAATTTGTTTGCTACCACGTTTACTGAAGTAACTGCGGTTATTCCGTTCACACCATCTATTAGGCTTGTGTCTACCCAATTGTTGAATAGATCGCTGGAATACGTTCTTAGTCCGAGTCCCTCTTGTGGGAACATCATGGAGTAATTTTTTACAACCGGTGGGCCTGCTGACGTTTGGAAGTTTTGGAAGCTTGCCGCGTGTGGTGCTCCAGCTGCCCATGTGGTTGGTATGATGTAAGGCCCAGCTGGATTTGCTGATAATATGTTATTGCGCATGTTGTCGATATTTGCCAGTGGAAATCTGTATATCGTTGGCGCAAGGTTTGCTACTTGGTAGTTAGCATTTACCCTTATTCTTCCTATGCTTAGCAGTCCTGATGCCATTATCCCGCTTGTTAAAGGTCCTGTTCCTGTCAGTCGGTTATTTGCTACGTCTATTAGCCAGCTAGAGAATATTTGTGATCCGTTTAGTACAAACGGTGTTGCAACGCTTCCGCAGTCGAATAGTAACTGCGTGATTTGGAAGTCTGCTGATAGTTGTCCTGCTGTGAATGTTACCTGTAGATACGTGTTTGAGTTGAATGTTTGAACTGTGTATGCTATTGGTGCCGCTCCTACTGGTACCGCTCCTCCCGGGTTTGCGTTAACTAATGTTGCCGCTGTTGGCGTTGGGTTTGTTGGCTGCGGATTGATATGAATCATTGCTCCGTTGACCTCTTGTTTGTTTGCGTAATAGTTTTTGTAAATGTCCCAATAGGCAAGCAGTGTTGTTGCGTTGAACCTTCTGTCATTTGGCGTTGTTGCTTTGTATCCTACGCCACTTATCCCTAAATATTTTAGTAATGCACTTGGGTTTACGTGTTGGTTGTCCAGTGGTGCTGTCATTACAGGCACGTTGCCTTCTACTAGCATTTGTGGTAAGTATACTAGGCTCATATTCATGCCAATGCCGAGTTTGTTCTGGTGAAGTTGAGCGTTGTACAATCTTATCGGTGCGAAGAACATGTCTAAGTGTATTTTGAAGCTGCCAAATAGTGGTCCCACTGTTGGCATCGTCAATACGTCCACATCTAGTTCGATGTCGTGCGTGTCTCCGGGTAACGCTAGCTCATTATAGAATGGTACTAGTGTCCCCGGACTCATTGTTGTTTTAAACATACAACTAAGGTTATGCGTGCTTCTTTCAAAGCCGTGCATTAATACCTTGTTTTTTTTTCCACCGCCTAGGCGTTCACCTCCTAATGTTACTTGTCTCATTGTTATTCAGGTTTAAAGATTTCTTCTTTTTTACTTTTGGCGATTTCTAGTTTGATCTCTGCCTTTACCATATCGGTAAAGAAGATTCCTACTACTGCCATCACTTTATCCCATGTCACTTTTTTGGCTTCTTTTATCAGTGTTTTAGGCTCTTTTCTTACTGGTTCTGTAAGTCTGTATTTACCGAGTGCGATAAATACCCCTTGTTCAGATTCTACTACCGTAAATGCTGTGCCAGGGACTTCGTGTACTAGACACTCTTTAGAAGAGTTTTCGCTGTCTGTTTCGCTCTGCATGCCAAGTGATTGTTTTGATTCCGTGTTTTCCATTGTTTTCGAATTTTGTTTTTGATGTTTTTTTAATTACAACGTAATGCCCTAGGCGTACGTGTTTTTGTGTCAATTCCTCCCCGGTTTCGACATCTACTACTGTTACTTTAGTCGTCCATATCATAGCTGTTTAATTTTTCGCTTAATTTACGTTGTCTTTCTTTGAATCGCAAGTTTCTTAGTTTCCGTTCATATTGCTTTCTGTCCCAATCTTGTTCGTCATTTCCGTACCCGAGTTCTTCGTTTTTGAAACGTGCCTCTCTTAGCATTATCCAATATTCTTCGTCTGTCTCTGCTTTTCGTTTATTTACCCATCTTTCTTTTTTGTCTAATTTTGCAACCCATAGTGCTTCTCTTTCTTCGTCTGTGTATATTTTGTTCCTATAGTATACTGGTAGGTTTAATTTGCTCCCGTTGTTTGTTTTGTAATACTCTTTTGTTGCTGTTCCTTGGAATCTGTTTGAATTGGCCGCGTCTCTTTTTAGATAGTTTTTACCTAGGCCTTTACTGCATAGTATCTTCGGATTGTAGTATTTGTGTTCTGCATCTACTTTAGATACGTATTTTACACAGTAATTTACTGTTTTTTCGTTCACGTATTTTCCTAAATATACGTAACCGTATTTCCAGTTTTTTTCAATACCGGCCCTGTCTTTGCTGAAGATTATCCCATGTAGGTGTATGTGTTCGGTTGTGCCGTGTCCTAGTTCCGTTACTAACCAATGCTTTACTGATTTTCCAGTCCTTTTCCTCCATCTTTCCAGAAAGTATCTTACTGCTTTTGTTGCTATTTGGTTGTCCCTTTCGTATCCGTCTACTGTTATTTCTTCTGATAGTTCTATTAGTGATTCTGTTGAGAAAGTTAACGTTACGAATGTTCCATTTTTATCGTGCTTTACTTCTTCTTGCATTCTTACCGCCCACGATCTAGCTTTTTGTCTCCTGCATTCAAAGCATTTTCCACACCCTGCTGCTACCCACTTCGTTCTCTCGTCTTTACATTCTGGCGGGTTTCCGTTGTTTTTTTTGTTTGCAACCCACTTCCTATTTGGTATTAGTTTTGGATATAAACACATTTTTGTTTCATATATTAAAAAACCGAAGTGCTTCTTACGTGTTAATCTTGTTGCCCTGTCCAACCTCCGAGCCGGAGGGAAGGAGGCTTGCGCCTCGCTTGCTCTCCTGACTCTCGGCAGGCCACGGTATTGTGCGTTGGCCTTTTACTTTTGCGTTTCTTTTCCTTTTCCTTTAGGTGTTAACGCCTTTTTGAACATGTTTGTCCCGATTCCCCCTACTGCTTGTATCCATCTTAACGTTTCTGCGGAATCTCCTGTCTGGAATTCTGTTTTAATCTTCTCCAGTATTATTCTCTCTGCATCTTGGCTTAATCCTGTTTCTCCTTGCTCTGTTTGCTCTTGCATTCTTATAATCTCCGCAGCTATCTTTTCGATTTTTGCTTGTGTTTCTTGAATTTCTGCCCCTTGTTTTATTATCCCTTGTCTTTGTAGGCTAATTCTTAGACCTTGTTCGATTGCTGCTGCTTTTGTCTGCTTGATTACCGTGTCTGCTGTTGCTTCCTTTACTTTGCCTTCTGCTATTGCTGTTCTCGTGTCTGCTACTATTTTTTCGATTGCTTGGTTTAATTGTCTGTTTACTAACTCAGGTTGTTCTGCTCGTGCTTCTTTACTTGCGCTTGATACCTCTACCTCTATCCTTTTTAGTTCTTTTTCGAAACTCATAATTTCGTTTTGGATAGCTTTGTTTGCTGCATCT